ACGTAGCCGCCGCCACCGCCACCAACCGCCAATCCAGACGCTATGCCGAATATGGGCGCGGCTATTAACCCCCCCCTGATCGACCGCCACGGCCGCCCCCTCACGGCCGCCCGCCGCTATGAAGGCGCCGCCGTCTCCCGGCGCACCGCCGACTGGACCACCAGCAGCACCGGCCCCAATCAAGAAATCCACGCCGATCTGGTCACGCTGCGCAACCGCCATCGCGACCTCATCCGCAACAATTCCTGGGCCGAGCGTGGCGTCACCGCCATCGTCAACAACGCCATCGGCCCCGGCATCCGCTGCACCTGGAGCAGCGCCCGCCGCCAAAAACGCTGGGTCGCCTGGTACGAATCCACCGCCTGCGACGCCGCCGGCCGCGCCGATGGCTACGGCCTCCAGGCGCAACTGCTGCGCGCCATCGCCGAATCCGGCGAGGTCCTGGTCCGTCGCCGCCCCGCCCGCGACCCCGCCCTGCCGGTCCCCCTGCAACTGCAAGTACTGGAGGCCGATTACCTCGACCACACCCGCAACGAAGCCAGCCCCGACGGCAGCTACAGCCGCCTCGGCGTCCAATTCGACAGCGACGACCGGCGCATCGGCTATTGGCTCTTCCGCGAGCACCCCGGCGACCGCGTGCGCTACGCCGACACCACCAGCATCCTGGTCCCCGCCGCCGAGATCCTGCACCTCTTCCTGCCCGAGCGCCCCAACCAGGTCCGGGGCGTACCCTGGGGCCGCAGCGGCTACCTGGCCCTGCGCCACGTCGCCGACTATCAGGATGCCCAGCGCGAACGCATGAGGCTGGCCGCCTGCTTCATGGCCTTCCGCCGCGTGGAAAACGCGGCCGACATCCCGGAGGAGTTGCAGCCCGAGGAATACAACCTCCTCGACAAGCTGGAGCCCGGCACCATCGAATATCTTGTGCCCGGTACCGAGATGCAATTCGCCACCCCGCCCCAGCCCACCGACGACAAACAATTCGTCATCGACCAGTTGCGCGCCATCGCCGCCGGCTACGGCGTGCCCTACGAAGTGCTGACCGGCGATCTCTCCCAGGTCAATTTCAGTTCCGCCCGCATGGGCTGGAACGAATTCGCCCGCAACATCGCCGCCTGGCGCTGGACCATGCTCGGGCCCCAGTTGCTCCAGCCCCTCGCCCGCTGGTATCTGGAAGCCGAGGCCCTGGTCACCCCCCGCCTGCAAGCGCCGGAAATCCCGCTGTGGACCGCGCCCGCCCGCATCATGGTCGATGAGGTGCGCGAGGTCCCGGCCTTGATCGAGAAGATCCGCGCCGGCCTCATCTCCATGCCGGAGGCCATCCGCCAGCAGGGCATGGACCCCGCCACCACCCTGGCGGAAATCGCCGCCTGGAATGCCGATCTCGACCAGGCCCGCGTGGTCCTCGCCACCGACCCCCGCCAGAACGTCACCGCCGCCGCCCCCGCCGTCATCGCCCAAGCCACGCCCACCGCGGCGGGGGATGAGCCGGATGAGGACGACGCGCCGATGGTGGATGCGCCGGACGCGGAGTCCGCCGGGATGAGAAGCGCATGACATGCGATCTCTTCACCTCTTCGCGGGAGCCGGTGGCGGAATCCTCGCCGATCTCATCCTCGGCCATACCCCCATCGCTGCCGTCGAAATCAATCCCTACTGTTGCAACGAGCTCAGACAGCGCCGCGATGATGGCTGGTTTCCAGGGCTCGCCGTCCACGAAACCGATATCCGTGAATTTGACGCATCCGAGTACACCGGAAGAGTGGATATCGTCGCAGGCGGCTTCCCTTGCCAGGATATCTCCGCCGCTGGCCGAGGGGCGGGCATCACGGGCGAGCGGTCCGGACTCTGGAGCGAGTTTGCCCGGATTATTGGCGTCGTTCGACCCCGCCACGTCTTCGTGGAAAACAGCCCAATGCTCACTCTTCGCGGACTCGATGTCGTCCTCGCTGACCTTGCCGCGCTCGGGTTCGATGCGGAATGGGACGTTATATCAGCGGCCCAGGTTGGCGCTCCCCATCGCCGAGAGCGAATCTGGATATTGGCGCACTCCGATGGCTTGCGATTGGAAGAACATGAGTTGCTCCAATCAGATCTATCTGCAAGATCAGGTGAAGTGGCCTACGCCGCGAGCACGGGATGGCCAGCCGGAGGGCCTGCAATCGGGCATGGACCGCATGGGCAAATATGCGACGTGCAGCCTGCCGACAGCGGTTGCCTTGTGGCCAACGCCAACCGTCTGCGGCAATTACAACCGCAAGGGGGCGAGCGCCAACAGCGGGGATGGGCTGGCGACGGCGGTTGCCAAATACGCGACTCCGCAAGCCATGGACTATCGCACCGGCCAAATCAGTCGCTGGAAAGACCCGGCCAGAACGCAAAACCTGAACGATCAAGTTGGTGGGCAACTGAACCCGACGTGGGTCGAGTGGCTCATGGGGTGGCCCATCGGGTGGACAGACTTAAAGCCCTCGGCAACGGCCAAGTCCCCCTGCAAGCCGCCTGCGCTTGGCGCCTGCTGGAACAGCGATATGAACAAACCCCTCCGCGTTAAAACCTTGGCCCCTAGCGCCCAGTAAATCCACCTCTTCGAGGCCGCCGCATGACCCACTCCCTCCCCCTGCAAACCCGCCTGGCGCGCATCGACACCCCGTCCGCTGCCGCCGCTGATGGCCTGGTCGCCCTCACCTGGTCCACCGGCGCCGAAGTGCGCCGCTACGACTTCTGGGAGGATACCCCCTTCCTGGAATCCCTGGACCTGGCCGGCGCCGACCTCACCCGCCTCAACGCCGGCGCCCCGGTCCTCGACTCCCATCAAGCCTACGGCCTGGCCCACGTCATCGGCGTGGTCGAACGCGCCTGGGTCGAAGGCGATCAAGGCCGCGCGGAAATCCGCCTCAGCCAGCGCCCCGAAGTCGCCGGCATCCGCGCCGACATCGCCGCCGGCATCCTGCGTAACGTCAGCATTGGCTACGCCATCCACGAAATCAGCCGCAGCAAAGGCGCCACCCGCGCCGACCCCGACCAGGTGCGCGTCACCAAGTTCGAGCCCCTGGAAATCAGCATCGTCCCCGTGCCCGCCGACGCGGGCGCCCAAGTCCGCCGCGACGGTTCCGCCGCCGCCTTTCCCCTCGTCATCCGGTCTCCGGAGGAGCAACCCATGCCTGATACCACTCAGGACGCCGGGCCGGAAGACCAGCCCGTCCCCGTCATCACCGTCACGGAAACGGCCGCCGCGCCCGCTCCCGGTCCCGATCTGGCCGCCGTCCGCGCCCAGGCCATCAGCGATGAACGCGCCCGCGTCACCGCCATCACCGACCTGTGCGCGCGCGTCCGCCAGGCGCCCTTAGCCGCCGACTACATCGCCGCCGGCTACGACGTGGAGCAGGCCCGCGCCGCCCTCCTGGACGTGTGGGCCGGCGCCAGCGGTCCCGCCATCCGCGCCGGCACCCGCGAGGAACCCGCCTCGCCCGCCGCCGCCTGGAAGGCCACCATTGCCAAAATCAACCAATCTCACGCCAGGGTATAAACCATGACCATCCTCACTGAAGGCCAGCACGCTGGCGAATTCCTCGTTTCCGAGGCCGAGAACAGCCGCTCCCGCGAAGTCATCACCATCGGCCGCAGCCAAACGCTGGTCGCCGGCCAGGTGGTGGCCCTAATCCCCGCCGACACCGGCGCCGTCACCGTCGGCGTGCCCGCCTTCACCGGCACCGGCAACGGCACCTGCACCCTGGGTGATCCCGCCTATGGCGCGGGCGTCCAGGAGGGCACCTACATCGTGCGCCTGCTGGAAGGCGTCGCCGCCGGCGGCAACTTCCAGGTCATCCGCCCGGACGGCACCATCGACGGCCTGGCCGTGGTCGGCACCGCCTACGAGGGCCAGGTGGTCTTCACCCTCGCCGACGGCTCCACCGACTTCAGCGCCGCCGCCCAGTTCACCATCGCCGTGGCCATCGCCAACGCCACCAACAGCGGCAAGTACGTCGCCTTTAACCACGACGGCACCGAGGGCAGCCAGATCCCCGGCGGCATCCTCTGGGATGCGGTCACCACCGGCGCCAGCGCCGACGGTTCCGCCGTCGCCATCGTCCGCGACGCGGAGGTCAACGGCGGCGATCTGGTGTGGCCCGCCGACATCGAGGCCGGGGAAATCACCACAGCCACCACCCACCTCGCCGCCCTCGGCATCATCGTCCGCTAACCGCGGCAGGAGTTATTCCCATGGCTAGCATGGACATCTTTTCTCAAAATGCCTTCAGCATGGTGTCGCTGACCGAAGCGATCCAGGATATCGAAATCCCGCCGCAGACCATCGGCGCCATGAACCTGTTCGCCCCCCGCCCGGTGCGCACTACCACGGTCGCCATTGAGCGGGTGGCCCAGGAACTCAGCCTGATCCACACCTCGGCCCGCGGCGCGCCCCTGGACCAGCAGGACGCCATCAAGCGCACGATTCGCGACTTCCGCACCACGCGGCTCGCCAAAGGCGATACCGTCTATGCGGACGAGATCCAGGGCATTCGCGCCTTCGGCTCCGAGACGGAAATGCAGCAGATCATGCAGGTGGTCGCCGAACGCCAGGCCCGCTTGCTCAATGACCTGGAGCTGACCCACGAGAACCTGCGCCTCGGCGCCTTGCAGGGCATCGTCAAAGACGCCGACGGCGCGACGCTCTACAACTGGTACACCGAGATGGGGGTCAGCCAGGCCGGGGAATTGGACTTCGACCTGGACAACGCCGCCCCCGCCGCCGGCGCCCTGGGCCTCAACTGCGACAAGGTGGTGACGCAGATGCGCCAGGCCGCCAAGGGCGGCTGGGTGGCTGGCACCCGCTGCATCGGCCTGTGCGGCACCGCCTTCTGGCGCGACCTGATCGCCCATGCCGAAGTGGCCAAGCTGCGCGAGCTGCAGACCCTCTACGGCGATCAGACCGGCCTCGCCGCCCTGCTGGGCCTGTCCGGCAACAGCCTGCTGGAATACGGCGGCGTGACCTTCATGCGCTACTGGGGCACCGACAACGACTCGACCGTCGCGGTGGACAGCAACTCGTGCAAGTTCTTCCCGATGAACAGCCCCGGCACCTTCGTCGTGGCCCACTCCCCGGCGGAGAGCTTCGAGTTCGTCAACACCCTGGGTCGGAGCCGTTATGCCCTGCTGATCCGTGACGACAAGCGCAACATGTGGGTGATGCCCGAGGTGTACAGCTATCCCCTCTATCTGTGCACCCGCCCGGCCATGCTCCAGCGCGCCAAGCGCACGTAAGCCGCCCGCTAATCGCCGCCAGGGACGGCGGCTCGACTGAGGGACCCTCATGGCCAACGCCACCGCCAATGTCACCCTCACCAGCAGCTACGCCCTGCTGGTGACCGCCGGTGATGACTTCCTCCTGACCTTGCCGCGCAATGACGGCCAGGTCGAAATCGTGACCATGGCCGCCGAGTCCGCGCCCAACGCCGCCCTCATCGGCCATTGCCTGACCCCCGCCCACCGCGAGGGCCTCAACCGCGCCCTCATCGGCCCCGGCTATGTTTACGGCCGCGCCCCCGCCGGCGATGCCCGCATCACTTTGAGTCACTGGACGCCCGCCTAAATGGCCCAGCTTGCCGCCCTCACCCGCCTGACCGGACTGACCGGGCTCACGGCCCCGGGTGATCCCGCCCTCGCCGCCATGCTCGCCGGGGGCATCGTCCTGCTGGACAGCGACGGCAATTACCTGCTGGACGATGGCGGTCATGCGCTCTACGCCGCTGACGAATTGTTTGCCCTGGCCGATGGCCGTGCGTTCGGCACGGCTGATGGCGCCCTCTACGGAGTACCTGCCTGATGGCGATCCCGGTTTATACCTCGACCCTGGCCAACGGTGCCGCGGTTGACGCCGCCCTCGGCCAAGCAGCCCCCGCCCTGCAAGCGGGGGACGTGGGCACCGCCGCGGCCGCCGACTTTGGCGACTTTGCGACCGCCGCCCAGGGCGGCCTGGCGGACACCGCCATCCAGCCGGGCGATATTGGCACCGCCGCCGCTGCTGACTTTGGAGATTTCGCCACGGCGGCGCAAGGCGGCATGGCCGATACCGCCGTCCAGCCCCATACCGCCGCCCAACTCGGCGTGGCCTCCGACTACCTGGATATTGCCGCGGATGGCACCCCTACCCTGGTTGGTGGGGCGACGGTCTTTGATGACCTGCTCCCAACGACCTATATCCAGCTTACGGGCGGCGCCGCGCCGAATATCACCCTGGTCGGTGATTCCAGTGTGTTGCGTGCCCAGGAGTTCGCGGACTCCTCCGCCGCCGAGGAGATGAACGCCATCTGGCAGATTGTCCACGCCGCGAAAGTGGGCGCCGCCTTTTCGCCGCACCTGCATCTCTATGTGCCCGATGACGGGACCGGCGGCGATATCGTCTTCAGCATGGTCTATCGCTTCACGCCGATCAACGGCACGGGCGGCGCGGACAGTGCGCCGGTGTACGGCACCCTCACCCGCGCGGCCAATGCCGGGATCAATGGCAACGCCATTGTCGAATTCGACCCCATCACCCCCGCCAATGCCACCATCTCGTCGATGTTTCACGCCCGCTTCCAGCGGGTACAGGCGGGCGCCGATACCTTCGGCGGCACCTGCTGGTTGCTGAGTGCGGACTTGCACATCGAGATCGACGCCCTGGGCTCGAAAGAGGAGTACGTCAAATGATCGGCATTGAATTGAGCTATCCCGCCGCCGGGATTGACGAACGGCTGGCCCTGGCGGAGACGGCGCTTCAGCCGGGGGCCGACCTCGCCGCCTTCACCTCCGGCGCCGCCACCAGTGGCCAGGTGCCGACCGCCGATGGACTGGGCGGCATTGACTGGGCGGAACCCACGGGCGGCGACATCTCCGCGCTGTCCGTGCCGCTCACCGGGACCGGGGTCATGCTTCTACCCGGCGAGGCCACCCTCGACTTTCGGCTGACGGCTTATGACAGCTACAGCACCTACATCCTCACCGTGGACCATGGCACGGTCACCCGTACCGGCGACCTGATCCACTACGCCGCGCCCGCCTATGCCTGCACCGCCACCCTAACCATCTCGTGGGGCGAAATCGTGCGCACCCTGGTTTTTACCGTGACGGGCAACGAGTTGTTCGCCCAACCAGAAGCGCCACCATCGAGCTTTGGCGAGCCCCACCTCGGCGGTTACTACGCGGGGGCGGTGTGGGACGAACTCTGCACCGCCACCGGCAGCGCAGACATCAGTACCGGGGCGAAAACCCTCACCATCACCGGAGCCGCCCTGCCGTTGTATTTTGGCCAGCAAGTACGCCTCGCGCCGGGGCCTACCAATGCCGGCCAGGTATTCATGGAGGGGACAGTTGTCAGCCGCAGCGACACCCAACTGACCCTGGAAATCACCAGCGTCGAGGGGGCGGGCACCTTCTCCAGCTGGGTCATCGCCACGCGGTGGAAGGTGATCGTTGCCCCCAAGGCGGGCGGCGAAAACGACAGCGTCATGTACAAAAACGCCAATACAGCCGCCCCCGCCGCCTGCTGGACCTTGACCAGCGGCAAGCGCGCCACCGACGCCATGATTGCCGCCGATACCTCCACGGTTTATCCCATGGCGCATTGGGCCGCCAGCTTACGCACTGCTGGCGGTACAGGGCTCTCAGGCTATGACGACTGGTATATCCCGGCGCGGGACGAACTGGAGCTAATCTGGCGCAACCTGAAGCCCGTCACCAACGCCAATTACATTAACCAGGACCGCTACAACGCCGCCGCCTACACGAGCAACGCCAACAAGGACGACCTGACACAGCGGCACGGGGTGAACCGCAATAGCGACCCAGCGGGCGCCGCCTATACCGCCAGCATCCCCGGGCAAACGGCAGCCGCCGCGTTCCAGTCCACCGGAGCGGAAAGGTTGGAGTTCGGTAGCGTCTGGTACTGGTCGAGCTCCGAGTCCTCGGCCACCTACGCGTGGATCCAGTACTACAACTCGTCCTACCCCGGGTACCAGAACCTCAACAATAAGTCGAACACCAGTCGGGCGAGGGCGGTGCGGCGATCAATTCTTTAATTCTTTAATCCTTTTCGACGCTTAGTCTATGGCACAATATCAGCATCTTCCGATCTACAAGGCGACGTATGACCTCTTGGTCGCGGTAACCCAAGTCACTCGGCATTTCCCGCGAGACTTCAAAACCTACGCGACTCGCATCCGCGAAGAGGTAATGGAAGTTGTCCTACTGATCTATCGCGCCAACAGCAGCCGCGATGAACGCGCGGCCCTCTTGACAGTCATTGTCGAGCGGATGCAAGGCATAGAGTTAAGCCTGCGGCTGGCAAAGGACATGCACTTACTAAGCGTCAAACAGTTCTCTTCGGTTGTCATATTGACGGATAGCGTATTACGCCAGGCCCAAGGCTGGCGAAAAACGGCGGTGTCGGCAGAATGAGTGGTGCCAAGGTGCCACCCAGAGACCGACTGATCGGGGCGGCACCCGTGGCCAGTGGCCACGAGAGGGCTAATAGGGAATCGGCCAGTTACGGCGCCCCTGGGTCACATGACCCCTGGACGCCGCGATGTGTGAGTGTGTCGCCAGTCTCCGAGTCCTCGGCCACCAACGCGTGGAACCAGAACTACAACTCGTCCAACCCCGGGAACCAGAACAACAACAATAAGACGAACAACAATCGGGCGAGGGCGGTGCGGCGAGCAGAAGCGCCGCCGTGTGATGTGACCATCGAGGAGCTTTTCCACGCCTATTACGATTGCCGCAAACGCAAACGCAATACCCATAACGCCCTGGCCTTCGAGAAGCGCTTGGAGCGGAATATCATGGGGCTGTTTGACGAGATGCAATCAGGCAGCTATTACCCTGGCAGGTCCTTATGTTTCGTCGTCACGCACCCCAAGCCAAGGGAAATCTGGGCAGCGGACTTCAGGGATCGCATCGTTCACCACCTCATTTACAACCGCATCGCGCCGCGTTTTTACCGGGCCTTTAGCGTGGAGTCTTGCGCCTGCATTCCAGGTCGCGGGACCCTTTACGCGGTGGACCGCCTGACGAAGCACTTGCGGTCGGCTACCCAGGACTGGGCACTGCCAAGGTGGGTTCTACAAATGGACCTTGCCAATTTCTTCGTCAGCATCGACAAGCAGATCCTCGACGGGCTTCTGGTCAAACGCATACCTGAAGAGTACACGCGGCACCTGACCCGGCTACTGCTGCATCATGATCCAACGCAAAATGTCCATGTGCGCAGTTCAGACGCCTTGATGCGGACGATCCCGCAACACAAGAGCCTGTTCAACGCCAAGGGCAAGGGCCTGCCCATCGGCAACCTCACCAGCCAGTTTTTCGCCAATGTTTACCTCGATCCACTGGATCAATACGTCAAGCGCACGCTTCGGCAAAGTCACTATGTGCGCTATGTCGATGACCTGGTGATTGTCGGCAGCGCCGACCAAAGCGGCAGCGACATGCACGATCTGAGCATCAAGCTGGACATGTTCGCGAAAAACGTCCTCGGGGTGCGGTTCCATCCCCGCAAGACACATCTGCAACAGGCGGACCAGGGCATCGAGTTTGTCGGCTATATCGTCCGGCCTCATGCTCGCCACTTGCGCCGCCGCACCTTGGCCACCGCAAAGCAGCGCCTACGCCATCCCGCAGCAGACACCGATCGGGCTCAGTCGTTGAACAGCTACCTTGGGCTGTTGCGCCACGCGAACGGCTGGCGTAAGCGGCAAGATTTGGCGCACTACGCCAGCATCACCGGACTTCGCGTGAATTCAGCCCTGACCAAGGTCATTACCAAGAGACCCGCCCCATGAAATACCTCTACTACACCTATGTGGACGCCAAGACCCGCGCCTCGTGCATCGAGGCACCGCCCAGCAACGGCCCGGATAACCCCGCCGTGCCCGGCCTCCTGTTCGGCTTCGCCCTGGAGTCGCGCTACCCGACACCGCATCCCATCATGTACGGCGCCTGCCCGGATGACGCTGAAACCGACCTGCCGGGCGTCCTGGGCGTCATCACCGAGGCCGCCTATCAGCAGGCCCTCGCCGACGAGATGACCGCCCGCCGCTCACGCGTCGTCGTCTCCAAGCGCCAGGCCCGCCTGGCCCTGCTCCAGGTCGGACTACTCGACAACGTGGAGGCCGCCATCAACGGCATCAGCGACGAGACCCAACGCCGCCAGGCGCAGATCAGTTGGGAGTATGCCGACGAGATTCGGCGCCTCGATCCCTGGATTGCCGTTCTTGGCGGGGCACTGAACCTGGACGACGCCGCCCTAGACGAACTGTTCGCCCTGGCGGGGACGCTATGAGCCCCGAGCCTTTTGACCGCGATGCGCTGGGTGTCGCCGTCAGCGTCGTGGGCATGGTGATCTGCGTGATTGGCGCGGGGATTTGGAGTTGTTTCGTATGACCCGCGCCGAAATCATCCGCTGGCCAGCAAAAACGGGGAACGACCTAGCTCCTTGGTATTGGATTATCTGGCGGATGCTATGGGCTAACGTGATTTATCTGGGACTGGCTATCGCGTGGTTGGGGACATTCTGTTCATGGGGCTATCGTGAAGCCCGGCGCTTTTGGTGGGAAGCACAACGATGACGAAGGCCGAAATCCTGACCCTGCAACGCGATCTCAAAGCGCGCGGCTATGGCCTCGTCGTTGATGGCGTTTACGGCCCGCGCACCGCAGAGGCTTATCAGGATTGGCTCAACCAACACACGCCGCAGGATGTGGTTACGCCCGCGCCTCCGGCTGCCAAGCCGTGGTATCTGAGCCGATCCGTCATCGGCATTCTGGTGAGTGCGGTCGCGGTTATCGCTGAACGAATGGGATGGATGGTGAACTCAGATGAACTCACGATACTGGTTATGCAACTTTTGGAATTCGGAGGCCTGGCGCTGGCTTTTGTTGGCACTGTACGTCGCCGCGCTCCCATTGACAGCACTTTGGTTGCTCCCGGGATGCGGTATGCTAACACCACCTATCCAGTGCCGCCCGACGACCCAGATGTTAGCCACCTCCGAGGCCCGTTCGGTTACTGAAGATTTCATGTACGGCATCCATTGCCAGGAGACGCTCAAATGATAGATTGGCAGAGTCAGCAGGTAGACGAGAGTCGCGACTTGATAGCTAGGATGCAGCAGCTACTGGCCGCTATGGGGCTTGATGAATATCGAGCGGCCCCTTTGCGTGACCGGGAAATGATGGTCAGCCAATTGCAGCACATGCTGGCGTATCACGGTATTTTGATTGAGCGCATTGCTCGCTATAACGACGAGGGTGAAAAATGAATTGGCAAGACGCGATGTTCGCCGCCATCTATACCGCCATCCGGCTGTATCTCGGCAGCGGGGTTTACAACCGCCTGTATGCCGCCGTAGTCGAACTGGTCAGTGACAACACCCTGAGTGGCGCGGACAAGATGGCGCGTGTGTTGGAATTGGCGCAGCAAGAAGCGGTGACGGCCTCCAGCTATGTGCTGCGCGGTATCATCGAGTTCTTGGTCGCTCGCGCCAAGGCTCAGGGCTAATTAGCCATGTCGCCGCCCTCTGACAGTAAAGACGTGGATATCCTCTTGCTGATCTCGCGTCAGGATAAGATGGAGGGCGATGTCAACGAATTGCACTCTAAGCAGCGCGAGACAGCGACCAAGATCGACCAACTTTTTCTTAGCGCCGACGATCTAAAAAACCGGGTGCGCATCTTGGAAGCCCACGATCAGAATATCTTTGATTCCCATCATGACGTATCCAAACGCGTAGAAATGATGGAGTCGAAAGTGGATGATATGCGCTCCAATCTCTCGCGGGTGCTGGAAGGCCAGATGCAGATTCTGAATTCCAACATCGCCACGCGGGAGGAGTTCAACAACGTCCTGACGACCCAGGCCGTGCAGCACACCGAAAAGATCAAAGCGCAATCATCGCAGCATCTCGAAAAAATGAAGCGGCTGCGACATATCATCTATCTCGGCGGCGCCGCCCTTATTATCGTCGTCCAATGGTGGGCCTCGCATACCGGACAGCAAACGCTGATTGATTCCGTGCTGAAGTTCGTTGTGGGCGGCCAATTGTGAGTCTGCGCGTCCGCGCTATGGTGATCCTGGGCACGATAGAGGCGGTGACACTGATCGTCATCGTCGTGGCCTCGCTCACCTACCTGCACCGGGCCGGCTTGGCGCAAGCGCAGCAGCACGCCGAGGATGCCCTGCGGCTGATTCGCGCTGCTGTCGCTGAGAGTTTGTTTGTCGTCAACGAGCATTCGGCTGCGGAAGTGATCGACTCCGCTTTCTTCGAGATCCCCGCCATCACCTACCTGCAAATCACCGGCGATGATGGCCGGATGATTGCCGAGAAGCGGAAAGGTTCGGACCTGACGGGCAGGGCGCTTTATCTGCATGACGCGATTGAACTCGGCGGCGTCGAGTTTGGGAAATTGCATATGCACTTCTCCACCGCGCAAGTGTCCGCTGCGGTGGAGCGCCAGAGCCTCATTCTCGGCAGCTTCGCCCTCGTCGGCCTGATTATCTCGGGGCTCATCACTTGGTTCGCCACCCGCAAGTTGGCGGAGTTGCTGCAAGCAATGGAGTCGGGGCTGAAAGACCTGGCCGGCCAGGCGCCGCCTGACCCGATGCCCGTGCCGCCGGGGCAGGAACTGGGCCGGTTGGTGAGCGCGTATAACCATCTGATCGAGAGGCTGCATCCGTCATGACCCCCGTCCTCCCCCTATCCTGGGGCGCCAAAGTGGCCCCCGATTTCCGCACCCGTCTCTATCTGCTGGTGGACGAATTCGGCTGGCCCGAGGAACGCGCCAGTTGGTTGATGTCCGTCATGGCCTTTGAAACCGGCCGGACCTTCAGCCCCAGCATCCGCAACCCCGGATCATCGGCGGTGGGATTGATCCAGTTCATGGCCGCGACCGCCCGCAACTTGGGCACCCGCACCGCCACCCTGGCCAGTTTGTCCGCCGTCTCGCAACTGCATTATGTGCAACGCTATCTGGCGCCGATGGCCGACCGCATCGAGTCCCTGGAGGATCTCTACATGGCCGTGCTGTGGCCAGCCGCCATCGGCAAACGCTCCGACGCCCTGCTGTGGGCCAAAGGCGCCAACCCCTACGCCGCCAATCGCGGCCTGGATCTGGACCGTAACGGCCGGATCACCAAGGCCGAAGCCTGCGCCAAGGTTCGCGCCCTGCTGGTCGAGGGCTACGCCCCCGGCAAGGTCTGGGAGCCCCGCCCGTGAGCTGGTCCGACCTCACCGACGGCATGAACGACGTACTCGTCACCACGTTCGGCGAGGCGATCACCTACGCCCGTGGCACCACCACCCGCGCCGTCCTGGCCGTGATCGACAAGTTGTCCGATCCGTGGCTGAACGAGGGCCAAATCCAAATTAGTCAGCACCATTACCAGGCCGAGATCGCCATCCCCGCGCTCACCAGTGAGCCCCTGATCGGCGAC